TTGATAACCTGCGTATGTATGAGAAGGACATTGTCCAGTATTCATGCTGCACATATACAGCACTAATAAATATTTCATTTAAACTGAAAGAACCCTATAATTCCAACTATAAGTGTCCCAATAGCTAAGATAACTTTAAGTCCACCTTTACCCATAGAAACATCTTGTCTTAACGATTTAATTTCTTTTTTCATTTCTTCTATGCTTTTAAGAATATTTTCCATTCGTTCAGCACAAAGTTTCTCATGTGATGAAAGTCTTACACCTGTAGCGACTTCGCTAAATTCTTTTGGTGTAATCTTTTTTCTAGGCATATTAAAAATAATTAAAGTTAATAATGTATCTAAAATCTTGGTCTGTAGATTTAGTACCTCTGTGTTGAATATTAGTATCAAAAATCACTATTTTGTTTTCTTCTGCTTTTACAAATTCTATTTTATCATCTACTTTAAATTCTGTTCCACCATTGCAAGTATTTAAGTAAAGTATTGCAGTTTTAGATTGATATGGATAATCAATATGAAATTCACAAGCGTCTTCTTTATAAAAACTAGATGGTGTTAAATTTGCTCTTACTTGAATTACTGCTTTACAATCTAACTTTTCTAAAATTGGTTTTATGTAAGGACTATAATAATTACTATTTATCTGATTATTATTATAAAATGAATGAGTAAAATAACCTAAATCTTTATTAGTTTTAGTAACCATTTGTTTTCTTTGAAACCAAGCAAAATCATTATCTACTTCAATATCATTTTCTTTTACTAAAATTAGATTTTGTATTTCTTTAAAAAAATCTTTTATTAAAAAGTTTTCAATAATTTCTATTTGCTTTGCCATACTTGACTTTCCTCGTTCCAAATCCAACCATCTTGAGGTCTTGGTGTTGGTGCTTCCCATTGACAAGTATCTTCATTTAAAACCCAAGAAGGATATGGTTTTATTGGTATAAAAGCATCTCTATCTTCGTCATAAGTCATACCAATACCTGCAAAGTTTTTTCTAAAATTACCATTGTAAGAAGTTTGTTTCCAAACTGCCCAACCTGTTAATCCTTCTAAATAATTAATTCCATTTATTTCTTGTTCAACATTATTAGCATCTAATAATTCATTATTATTAACTGTTACTACTTGTAAAACTTTGTTGTTTAATCCAATTTTTGCAAAATGAGCCATAATATTTTCCTATACTGTGTATGTTCCTGTTCCTGTAAATTTAATAACTGTATCTGTTCCATCTGTTGTAACAGTTGGTGAACCTGTTGTTGTGCCTGAATAACTTGCTGTAGGTAATCTTAAAATAACAATACCACTTCCACCATTTCCACCACCAACGTATGATGCACCACCACCACCGCCTGTGTTTGCTGTACCAGACTGTTCACCACCAGAACCATTACCACCATTTCCGCCACCGCCAGAACCGCCAGAAGCAGTTGAACCGCTAAATTCAACTGCACCACCGCCACCACCTGCGTAAGTTACTGCTGAACCTGTAATTGAGTTTGATTTTCCTGAACCACCATTTCCACCGCTTGAGTTTGTACCAGATGAGCCATTTGAACCTGCACCGCCACCTCCACCTGCACCATAACCAGAGCCACTAGTATTTTGACCTGCACCATTGTTTCCTTGTGATGGGTTTGTAGCAGGTGTATTACCTTGACCTTGTGATGTGGTATTATAACCAGAACCGCCACCAGAGCCACCAGAACCACCTTGACCACTACCACCAAAACCGCCACCTGTTGATGTATAAGTTGTAAATCCACTTGCTGAAATTGAACTGTCTGAACCTGCACCTGCACTTGTACCGCCACCGCCTACAGTACCAGTAATAACTGTTCCTGAATTAAAACTTGAAGTAGCTGTTCTAAATCCACCTGCACCACCGCCACCTCTATTTCCTGACCCAGTACCACCACCACCTGCGACCACTAAATATTCAATATTAATTGGTGCTGATACTACCATTGAAAATGCTCTATCTGCATTTGCACTTGTTGTACTTGCTCTAATTGTAAAATTATAAGTCGTATTTGATAAAACATCATCTGGGTCACCAGAAATAACACCAGTAGAACTATCTAAAGAAATACCATTTGGTAAAGCACCAGAAACTACAGAATAAGTAATTGTATCGCTATCTGCGTCTGTTGCTACTACTGTAAAATGATTACCTGTAGCATCAATAGGAATTGTTCCTAAAGAACCACTAGCAGTTTGCCAAGCAACAGTAGTATCAACATTTATAGCGTTAGATAAAGTTGCGTTTAAACCAGAAACATTAGTGACTTTAACAGAATAAGGTTCATAAGCATTTGCAAAGTCACTATCGGTTACAACAATTGTAATGCTTGTAGATGAATTAAAAGTAGTTGAAACTGGTGTCACATCACCACCTGCTGTTCCTAATATTGAAACAGTAGTGTTTGAAGTAAAATTATCTCCAATAATTGTTATAGAAGTTGTTGTACCTGAATTACTGTCAATTAATGATGTATTAATAGAACTAATAATTGGTGGTGTATCAATAGCTTTAAATTCTGTACCTGTATAGTATTCAGCTAATCCAGTAGTCGTATTAAATCTTAATTGACCTGCTGTTGTACCTCTTTGTGCTGTAGTACCAGATGCTATTTTAGTTCCTTCAGTACCAGTATCAGATATGTTGCTAGGTAATCTAGCGTTATCTAGTGTACCAGTAGTTAATGCACTAGCATCATCTGATGCAGGAACATTATCTAAAGCAGTAGATTTTACATCTCCTGTTGCATCTAGCAAATCAGCTATATCTCTAGCTTTTGTCATATTAAGTATTCTCCTACGATTTTAAGATTTTAATTATTCAGCAACAGGTGGTGTATAACCTGTAAGTGCTGTTGCTTCAGCTTGTGTTAATCCCAAGTCTAATAGCTTTTGATTGCCACTAGCTTTAACATCTTCTATAGTTGGTAAAGATAATTCATACTCTAACTGTTCAACACCTTTAGCTTTTAATTCATCTTCACTTGGTAAATTATCTCCTTCATAAGTTTGAGACAAAGTTTCATAGTTAAATGAATTAGTACCACTTTGAGAAAGATTTAATTTACTTAAACCTCTATTTAAAATTGACATTTTAGGTAAAGTTTTTTCTTCACCATTTACAGTCAAAGTATAAAATTCTTCATTATTTGTTATGCTTGTCATTATTATACTCCACTCATTTTAGTTAATTTTGTTCTGAAAATTGTATTATAACTGTTCACACCACCTGCTGTATGATTTCCTAAAAGTTGAGAAGTAGACGTTGAAAACGCAGACGTACTTCCATCATTAGAACCTCTAATTGAATAAGTGTGTCCAGTTTCTAAATAGTAAAAGTCATTCATATTAAATACTTGACCTTGAGAATGGTTATAACCAATCATAGGCGATTGATGAGTTTGTGTACCAGTTAAACCTGTGTTTGGTCTTTCAGCATATTTACCATCTGTGTCATTATATAAAAACATTTTATGATGATTAAAAACGTGTAGAGCCATTACAATACTAGCTTCATACATACCAGTTGAATTAACTTCAAAAGTATTTGAGCCAGTTGTTCCAATAATATTATATGGGTCAGTCACAGAATTAAAAGGTATCGTACCTCTATCGTGTGCACCAGTATAACCTGCAATGCTGTGCATATCTCCAAATTGACCAGTACCATATAAATATTCAAACCAAGCTACTCCAGAGTGGTCTGTTGTAACATCTCCCCAAGTTGGATTAGCACTTGCACCTTGAGTTTTTAAGAATTGACCAGAAGTTCCTGCACCAAGTCTAGCAAGACCAGAACCATCACGATATAAAATATCGCCTTGTGTAGTTAATGTTGTTGTTAAATCTGTTCCATCAGTACCATTAGTACCATCAGAGCCTTTTTGAGACATTTGTTCAAAGTAAGCTGTATCAGTTGGAAGGTTTCCTGTACTAGCTTGTATACAAATGTATGACGAACCATTGTACGATACGACATCATCTATAGTATAAGCTGTTCCACCTGCATAAGTTCCCTTCCACTTGAACTTAATTGAGCCGAGATTTACTGTAGCCATTATATTATTTCCTTATATTGTTGCTATTAGTTCGCCATTAGAAAGTGAGAATGTAAAACCACTCGCACTAAATAAAACATCATCAAATGTGGCGTATGTTGCACTTGAGATATTGTCATCACCTTGATTAGTAGTAGTGACTATTAAGTCTCCATTACTATCTTTGTGAAATCCATAAACTTCTGCTGAAGAAGCATTAGAAAATTCTAAAGCTGTTCCACCAGAATTAACTACTAATGCTTGACCTGCTGAACCTAATGCAGGAACATCATTAGCATCTGTAATACTGAAATTAGATAAACTAAATGTACCGAAAGCAACTATTTCTAAAATATCATTTACTGAAGCACCTGTAGTTAAAACTATAGAAGTACCTGAAGTTGCTGTAAAATCTGAACCATTTACAAGACGAATACCATTTAGGTAGACATCTATAAATCCTGCGTCATACGCAAGTGTATTTGAATTATCATCTGAACCAGTAAATGTTGTCTGACTTGCTGTTGCTGTGTACTTAAATCTGTTTGCTGTTCCATTAACTGCTGAACCTGCGTTTATCCAACCACCACTTGAGTAGACCTTCATGGTGTCTGAAACTGTATCAAAATATAAATCCCCTAAATCTAAAGCTGAACCATCTGGGTCTAAAGTTGGTGCAGTTGCACTAGCACCTAAATATGTATTTGCAAAACTGTTTACTGAATTAATATTTGTAGCAACAGTATTAATAGAAGCTACTGTGCCTGAAGCACCTAAAGCTGTAATTTCTGTGTCTAATCCTGCAACAGTATTGATGTTAGCTGAATTATTATTAACAGCAGTAACCTCTGCTGAAATTGTATTTACTCCACTAATATCTGTTCTAATATTATTTAGGTTTGTAATTTCTGTTCCTAATGCACCTAATGTTCCAATTTCTGTTGCAACAGCACTTACTGCTGAAACATTATTAGTAGGTGAAATTTGTCCTGCAACTAAATTTACATTAGCTGAATTAGTATCAACATTAGTAACATTAGTTCTAATATTATAGACACCTTGAATTTCTGTATTTAGACCTGCAAGTGTACTTAATCCATTTGTAGTAACTGTACCATCTTCTAGGTCAGCTAAAGTTTGAATATCTGTTTCGTTGTTAGCAACTGTAGTAACATCAGCATTAATAGTTCCAACAGTATTTACATTAACTATATTGTTAGCAACAACTTCTATTTCTGATGTTGCTTCGTTTAAATCATTTGCAACAGTTTCTACTTCAGAGATTGCTTCGTTTAAATCATCAGCAACTTTAATTACATCATTGATGTTTGTGGCAACTGTTGTAACTGATGGCATATTAAGAGCCACAGTACCAATATCTGTAGCATCATTTGCTACTGCTGTGACATCAGAAGCTATGTTAGCAACATCTGTTACATCTGAACTTATACCTGCAACTGTTGTGATGTTAGGTATGTTAGTTGATATAAATTGTTTGTTTACAGCATCAGTATTGTCTACTGGGTCTGCAACATTTGTAAGTCTTTTATTTTGTACATCCCATTGAAAATTTGCTGCGTTTAGTTTAATTACATCGCCTGCGTCATCAATAGCTTCTTGTCCCATAAAGAAAGCTTGGTTTGAGTCTGTATCTAAATCGTTTTCAGTTAAAACCGAACCTGCCGCATAATCAACTAATCTTGAAGTTTGACTTG